CTTCGTGATGTATTATATCAGACCACTGTTCTTCCAACCAATCCTTCTCAAATCCTAATCTTAATCTATGCTCATTCAATACTCTTGCTAGGTATTTATTTTTGACAAGATGAGAACCCACCCTCGTTCTATGTGTGAAAGCATTAGACTTAATAGGTTCAATACTAGCACTAGTGCCACATATAATACTGCTATTGGCATTAGGAGCAATAGCAAGAAGATGACTATTCCTTCTGCCACTTCCTCTACCATCCTCGTATTCTCCACGTACTTTAGCCAGGCGTTTAGTCTCTTCAACTGCTTCTTCCTTTATGTGTTTAAACATTCTTAGATTCTGTCCAGTTGCTTGAGCAGATTCCCAAGGTATGTTCTTTGATTGTAGGTATGAATGAAATCCCATAGCACCTAGACCTAGACTTCTTTCTCTCATTGCAGAGTTAGTTGCTCTCCATAATTCTTCTGGTGTATTCTTAATAAACTCTTCCAGTACATTGTCTAGCATATGAATCAAGTCAGCAACTAATCCTTTGTCTCTCCACTCATCAAACTTTTCAAGATTGACTGAGGATAAGCAACATACTGCTGTCCTATCCGAGCTTGTGGGTAGGTGGATTTCATTACAAAGATTACTTCCTTTAATTGTAAGTCCTCTATCTTTAAGTTCTTTTGGTAAATGTCTATTCGATTCATCTATAAAATTTAAGTAGGGTTCTCCGGTCCTGAAGCGTACCTCTAAGAGTCTTTGCCATAGTTCTCTCGCACTGACTGTATCACGGACTTCACCATTGCTAGGGTCAGTAAGACTCCAAGGCTTATCATCAGCAACACAATCCATAAAGGCATCAGTAATATTGACAGCATTATTAATATTAAAACACTTCCTATTACTATCCCCTCCAGTAGGTACTCGAAGATTGATGAACTCGATAATGTCTGGATGACTGATGTCAGTATACGCTGCATAACTTCCCTTCCTTGTTCTCCCTTGTTTATAAGCAGTCATTGCTGAGTCTGCTACTTTAATAAAAGGGATAGCACCAGGTGACTTATCAGATACAGGTCTTACATCACTCCAGTGTCCACCTACCCCACCACCTTTAACACTTAACCACGCTAGTTCTGATTGGTGTTTAATAAGTCCATCCAAAGTATCAGGAACATAACTAAGGAAACAACTAATGGGTAATCCTTTTACTTCTTCATCTGGTGCAGGTGCATTAGATAAGATAGGACTACTAAACATAAACCAACCCTGACTAACAGCATCATATAGTCTTTGTGCTAAAGTCATATCACCACCACAATAGGCTACACAAGCACGAGCGTATGCTTCTTGTGGTGATTTCTCTTTACCTCTTAGATAGTAATTAGTTACAAGTTCTCGTGCCTGCTCAGACATCTTCTTGTCTCTCTTTCTATCTATGGTTATTCCTAAATAATTACTCTTCATCTTCTTCTTTAATATTAATAGACAACATCTCTTGGTCACCTTCCATATATGCTTTGTATGTTAGTCTACCTTGATGGTGCATTTGTATTCCATCTAATATACCTTTACCGTATTCTTGTTTACCATACCACCAAGAACCTACACCACCTGCAACACAGATACCTAATATAATTATTAATGCTACTTCAATATCCATCATCAAACTCCTTCATTAAATATTCCTTCTTGTCTTCTATTATATCTTGGAATCTTGCTACAATATCTTCAGCATTTAATTCTAATATCTCAAGTAGGATTGTCTCTTCTACCTCTGATAGTTTATCACATAGTTCTTCAAACGTAATCATTTATCAGTCTCTCCAAATACCACTTAGCCTTATTCAAATCCTCAAGACCATTCTTGTGTTTATATCTGGAGACATACTTAATTATGTTACCTTCGAGATAGTTAAACTTCTGGTCGAGAATATACTCTATCACCTCTATATTCCCTTTCTTGTAATGATTTGGATTTATGTTGTCCTTCTCCATACTTACTCCTCAGATAATTAATACTTACTGGTAACTCATCAAAGCTCCCATCATTTACTTCATTCAACATCCATAATCCTGCCCAAGAACCATTAGTCTGTGGGTTTAAATACTCTTCATCGTGTTGATAATAAATACCTGCGAAGAGACCTGTTACACTCTTACCATCTGCTCTTCCGCCGTATGCAATATCTCTATCTTGAACGTGTCCCATTACACAAGACATCATCTTCTTCTGTATAAGTAACTTAGCATTAGTGACTGGTCTACCCATAACACCTGATACAAAGTAATGGCTATAACATATACCATCTATCACTGCAGTTTCTAAGAAGTCATAAACTTCCCAACCCATATCGTCTAGTTGTAAGTCATCAAAACCAATTAGTCCTTCTAGTTTTGCATCAGATTCTATTGCTCTTTCAATTCTGTATTCGTGATTACCTAGTAAGAATATCATACGAGGATTCCATTGTTTCTTCTTATGCCTACGTAATCTTTCTTGTTCAGTTCTGATAGGGTCTAATAATACTTTCATTGCATCAATGCCAGCATATATATCTTTAGTATATCTTCTACCTTCAAATGATTTCTTACCAGTATCATAAGTAGATAGTGAAGGCATATCCCAATGGTCTCCTAAGTGTACTATCACATCAGGTTTCTTTTCTGCTGCATACTGTCCAGCCCATCTTAAGTGTTCTACTTTACCACCTGGTTTACATTGTGTATCAGGAATTATTAAGTGCTTCATCTTCTGTCTCCTTTGGAGGTTGCCACAACTCATCAGGTTTTCTTCTGAGATATAGTAGTCTACCATTTTCCAATGCTCTGTCTTCTCCTAACTTTTCTACACAGATTTGATACATCTCATATGGTGTTTTATCTTTAAGAAGTTTGGTTGCTTTAACTATACCAATACCTTTAACACCTATGATATTATCTACTCTATCTCCTGTTAAGAACTGACAATAAAAATTTAATTCTGCTTCATCTTCTTCAACATTGTATAAGTTCTTCTTAACAAAGTTATAATGAAGTCCTGTTAGTTGGTCGAAGTCTTTATCAAGAGAAACAATCACTGCATCTTTGCCTACCTCAGTTGCACGAATGGCAATGCTATCATCTGCTTCTTGACCTTCCGATATATCTGCACCCCACTCATCAACTAAGTGTTGACGTAAGGACTGCAAATGTACTGGTTTAGGTTTGTCAGAACGGTTACCTTTGTAAGGCTCAGTAACAGCAATGTCATATCTAAAATTGTTTTTACCAGTGAGAAAGACTTCTACCGTGTCGACTTCATCAAGTTCTAACAATATGTCAGTAATGAAGTCATCAATAGTGAAGTGTGCTACAGACTCAGGCTCGTGTTCACAGGCGAACCCAACTCTATAGCACAACATATCACCATCAATCAAAGCAATCATCTATAAAACTTCTACAGAATCTTCTTCGATTGAATCCACTGCATCATCTCTATATTCAATGAGGTCAGTGACTACCAACTTAGCAATACCACCACTTGTTCCTTTCGTACCTGTTGGTGATTTCCACTCATAAGGTTTGATTAGAACATCTGCTTTAGAACCGTTAGCAACTTTGACATTAATCACGTCACCATTCTTATCATAAGCATTGATGGGATACTTCGCTGATTTACAAGTGATGAAGAAACCTCTGTCATCTTCTTTAGTTCTGACTTTGATACCTTCATCTTCAAGTTTATCTACCTGTGCATCATTAAGATTACACACATCAACTTGATACTTACCTGATAGATTATTTGTTTCAGACAAGAATGCCCAATACAAGTCTACGTTAGTTAGTTTAAACATATATATGCTCCTTATTAAAAGTTACACTATTATTATACCATAAAACTTAGTGTGTGTCAAACCAAGTTCTACCTATTTTTGCTTCGGACTCTACAGGTAATCTAAATCCTAACTTTCTACCTGCTCTTTCCGATGCCTTCGTCATAATGTCAGCAGTTTGTTGTCCATATTCTTGTGGAACTTCAACCTGTATTTCATCGTGAACGAATGCTACTTGCTTCACTGGTATGTTAGCACGTCTTAACATCTTATGTGCTTCAACACACCACTTCTTAGCAATGATAGCCCCACAAGATTGTAGTAGACTATTAAGTGCAGCGTGTTCACTGCGTATCCTAATCCTTCTACCATCTAATCCAGGAACATAACCCTTGCTAGCAATTCTTTGCACCTTAAGTATTAACTTCTTTAACTTAGGTGTATTCTTATAAAACTTATCCAGTGTAGTTTGTGCTTGTGCTACATTGGTATTTAATATAGATGCTAACTTATTAATACCACAACCATACAGCAGTGCATATATCATTGTCTTTGCTGTAGGTCTATCAACCCCTGCTGAATCTGCATTGGTCTGATGTATGTCACCATCTAATATTTCTTTAGTGTAGTTATCATCTTGCATATAATGAGCAAGACATCTTAGTTCTATACCACTGAGGTCTGTGCCTACTAACACATTACCTTCTTCAACAGTCCAACACTGTCTACATTCTTTACCATACTCACTACTAACACTAGGTATCTGTCCCATATTAGGAGATGAGTGTGTCATTCTACCAGTCACTGCACCATTACTTATTACTCTGCCGTGCACTCTGTCTGTATCATCAGCACTTTCTAACCACGCTTCAACAAGACCTACTCTTTTCTGTAGCATTAAGTATTCATTAATCATCTGTGCTTCAGGTAAGTTAATCTCAGCAAGTATCTTTTCATTGATAACTGTCTGTCCTTTCTCTGTTGTCTTATTGAACTTAACACCAAGTGATTGTAGTCTCTTAGCAATCTGTTGTCTCGAACCTACATTGAATACTTCAACATCATCTTTGAGTTGCTTACCAGTCTTGTCACTAAATCTTTCTGTGATGATAGGAGGAAATACTTTCTGTAATGTTATCTCAATCTCTACCATTCTCATCTTGAACTGAACTAATAAACTATGAGTATGCTTAGCATTTAATTTAAATCCATTCTTCTCTTGCCTATTTATATGCATTGCTACTTCGTGTTCAAGTTGTATTGAGTCACCCCAGTCTTGCATCTCTTTCTCTAATCTCTTATGTGTTGCTTCAAGCACATCAACATCTCGTATGCAATACTCAAGCATCTCATCTGTAAGACCTGAGTCAAAGTCTTCAACATCAAAGTCCATTTTATCAATACCTAATCGTTTACCCCAAGACTTAAGAGAGTGTCCTCCATCTTGTGTTGGATTGAATAGCCTTGACATAACTAAAGTATCTACTGCTTGAGGGAGAGTGATGTTAATATTCCATACATCTCTAAGAACTGGTGCATCAAATCCTATGAGGTTATGTGCTACAACTTTATCATTACTTATGTAATCTTGCAGTCCTTCAGGATTAGTCCACACCTTATGTTCACCATCTCTCTTAGTGACACAACACCATATCGTATCGTGTGCTAAGTTAGTCTCGATGTCTAAATATATCATAGATAGTTACTCCGTCCCTATATATATAACATCTAATTATATCTCATCATCTTCAAATCTTTCAGTCATTCTGCCAGTATCGTGGTTGTATAATAACATACACGCTTTACCTGTGATACCTGCAAATCTATTCTTTAATACTCTAACGTGTGTAGTGTTTCTTTCTATGGCGTCTTCGTGTTGTCCATTTCTTTCAAGACCTATCACCATATCAGATAGTTGTGCAA